ATGAATAAACCTCTAATAGCCTTATTGCTCATCACCAGCTTCAGCGCATCTGCTGACAAAATCCCATCTTCTATCCAAAACTTGATTGCTGTTTACGATACCAGGACGCACAGCCTAGAAGATGGTGAGCTGACTGTCAGATATAACAAACGACTTTTGCTAGTCGATGCAGCTGAATCGATGTTCCAAGGCATCTGTAATGATTATTATATGAACAAGTGGAAACCTGGCACGATCAAGAGAATTACACTTCTTAATGTCACTAGCGATCAGGGCTTTGAAATCAATGGTGGAGGGGATGAGTGTAGAAAAGCTGGCACAATGAAAGACGAGCAGGCGCGCACCTATAGAACCAGCTTTATTAAACCTCTTCAATAATGAAGTTTAATGGAATCCATGATTTTCTTTGGTTTCTTGCGGTATTCCTTCCTTTTCTTTTTGAGTAAGAATACCATCAACTTACCTTAAAAATTCATGTGCCCTTGCCCACTCACTGTTGGATGTGGATGAGCGTTATTTACCAATGCTGGCGTAACTATAAAGCGCACTACCGTTTCATGGGTGACAAAGGTGCTGCCACAGTTAATGTTCTGGCACTGGCAGTAACGCTCTTTTGTGCTGTCCGTAACCTGAAAGCTGCTCCTAGTGTGCGCTGAGTGTCCACACTTTGGACAATTCATCATTTTGAGTTTCTCCGCCGCCATTAAGTTCTCAATAATGATACACATTAAATTATTATTGAGAACTTATTTATTCTATTTCTAAATCATCAATCTTTACTTCTAGCTCCAGACTGGTAGTAAAACCATTATCCGGGCTGACCGTATGCGTCAACGTTGTAATGGTCCATTCGGCATCGTCGATAGGCTGCTTAAAACCGCTCACCTTTACTGGCATTTCGGTGTAGAGATCTGCCCGCCCCTCTGCGAGCTGCAGGGAGAAAGACGCAACACCACGTTGCAGGCGTTCCCATTGCATTTTTGCCGCACGCTCAGCATTGCTGCGATTTGCGTAAGTACGATTAAGAACCAGCACGTTTTCATCCGTTCCCACCAGATAATCACCCTGTTTTGCTTCCGGCTCTTTGGGCGTGGTGGTTTTCTTCCGACGGCGCTTGACCTTGGTTGTTTCTTTTTTCTTGGGTTCGCGGGTATGCAGCCAACTGGCAATTACACCAGTATAAGCACCACGATCAGCCAGGGTGAAACGATGACCATCACCGGCTTTACGTTCAATGGTGATAACCGGCAACAGCTTACCGCTCGCCGTTCTTCCCTGCCCCTGCCTGATAAACAGCAGGTTGCCATCCTTAACGGAAGCAATCGCCCCATACTGGCGAGCCAGCTTCATCAGGAAACTGGCATCGCTTTCATTGGTCTGGTCCATGTGATCCAGCGCCTTGTCCGTCAGGTCTTTACCCAACGCCATTTTGAGGTTATGTCGTGCTGCAATTTCCTTTACCACATCGCCAACAGTTGTCTGGTGCCATGACTTTTCGCGCCGGGTATTGAGGGTTTCACGGAAATCAGCACTACGGGCACGGATAGTCAGGCGATCAGGAGCACCACTGTGCTCAATCTCATCCACCGTAAATGCCCCTTTTGGGAAAAGCGGCTGACCCTTCCACCCCAGCGCCAGTTGAATAACGGCACCACGTCGCGGCAGAACAATCTGCCCGTCGGCGTCGTCCAGCTCAAGATCAAGCTGGTCAGCCTCAAAACCCCGGTTATCGGTCAGCGTCAGACTCATCAGGCGCGCATCCAGCGCGGTGGTCACGTCCTTACCTTCAATAGTGATACTGAAAGCCGGGCTTCTGCTGTTCAGGTCAAAAAGATCAGAGCTAAAATTCACTGCAGCAACCCTCCAACCGTATTTTTAATATTACCTATCGCAGACGTTGCAGAGTCCTGCAGGTTACTGAGCTGATCGCTGAGACTGCCGAACATATCAGACAGCGACTCATCAACCCTTTTCAGGGTCAGCGTAAACTCAATACGGCGAGGCATTCCGCTTTCAAAGAATTCCGTTTTTGTCTGACTCAGGCTCTCGATTACAAACATGCCGTAAATGGTCCCGCTTCCCTCAATCAGGGGCCATGCTTTGCCCAGCTCTGCCATTTGCTCCAGCGCGAGCAATGACAGCCTGCCCCCGGTGACCTCCGGCAGCAGTACGCCAGATAACGTCAGCGGGTCATTATCTGGGCCAAGAAACTGCGTTGATGGTCGTCGGTTCACCCGACTGTTGGCAGCGTGTCGCCAGCTTCGCTGATACTGCAGCTCCTGATATGGCACTGTACGCAGCATGAAGACATATAACCCCAGCACCATCATCATTATTCATATCCCCCTTGATCACTGAAATTACTGCGCGCTTTAGCCCTGGTCTTGCGCTCGCGTTCGTCAAGCTGTCGGGCAACTTCACGGGCAATATCTTGCGCACTCTGCCCTGGCTGAGCATAGATAGTGATCGGCGCGTGAGTTTCAAAGTGCATCACAGGCCGCACGCTGGCAGATTTCGCAGGCTGGCTTTGTTTATATGCCACAGTAGGCAGACTGTAAGGATGTAGTGGAGCAGCCTCTGCAGGAGCTGCCGCTACACCCATGACACCTGCAACGACGGAAGCCAGCGCGGCAGTGCGCCGCCTGCTGGTAACATGTGCGGGGCCGTTCACAATTTCAGGGCCGTTCTCCCCAACAATACCGAACTGACCGCGCGGAATAATCCCGCCACTGTCATACATCCCGGCAAACGGAACGGCAGCAGCCGCTGCTCCACCAACCACCTGCACTTGTGCTTTACCTTGTGTTTTATTATTTCCGGTCATCCAGTCAGGCAGGTAATCGGTGACTGAGGAAAGCTTGCTTTTGAGTGTCTCCCATTTGGCATTAATCCCATTGAGAATACTGTCAATAATGGCGCTGCCCATTTCCTGAAACTTCGCAGGAAGCGCGACAGCATCAGCCAGGATCGAATTCCATTTATCACTAATAGATTGTCTGATATTGGCCCACGCCTCAGAAACTCCAGTTTTTATTGCATCCCAATTTTTAGCTATTAATCCCGGCAAGGTATAATTAAAGAACAGTGACTTAATCCCCTCCCATGCGGCGCTGGCCTTTTCTTTAATCCAATCCCATGCCGTACTTGTGGCATTACATACGGCATCCCACATTGCCTTGAATTTTGGTCCAAGCGTGTCCCAGTTCTGCCAGATATAAATAGCACCAGCGGCGATCAGCCCAATGACAGCCAATATAGGATTTGCAAACATCAATCGGCCCAGCCATATAACTGACTTGCCAACAGAAGTGATTGCTTTCCCAATAAGACCAAATGCAGATGAAAATTTTAGCCCCATCACCCCTGCGCTCATTCGTACTACTGCCATCGGCCCTAGCACGGACGCCAGCGCCAGTGAAACAACTCCTGCGGCGGTGGCAACAATGGCAAACCCAGCTGCCAGCTTAAACAGCGCAGAGGTCAATTGTGGGTGTCGCTTAACAAAACCATCCAGACGTGATGCCAGTTCCCCCAACCAGTCAGCCAGCTTCTTTAATGCTGGGGCAACTGTTTCTCCGATGCTAGCCATAGCATTGGTAAAGGAACCTGTAGCGGCTTCCCATTTATTACCAATAGTATTCAAGGAGGCATCGACACGCTCGCGTAGAGAAGCCTGATTTTGTAGCTTTGAAGCCGTTTCACGATACCCTGAGATGCCTTTGGTAATCATAATATTTAGCACCTGCAGCGTTTCCGCATCATCCCCAAAAATACCTTTTAGAGTAGCTAACCTTTTCTCAGTATTAAGCTTTTGGAGTTGAGCTAACTGCGTGTACATTTTCTCCAGCCCGCCAAATTCCCCCTTGCCATCCGTAAAATCGAACCTAACGCCAGTGCCTTTTAGTTCATCATTAGCATCCTTCACTTTTTCCGTATTCATGACGGACTGAAATACTTTCCGGTAGGCATTACCGGCTGACTCTCCAGCCATACCAGCCTGATCAGCCATAACCAATAGAGGAGCAAATGTCTTAGCCGCGTCCAATCCCTTTTTATGAATAATATCCATCGCGCTGCTGATTTTTGAGAAACCCTGCAGCATATTTCCTGAATCTACCCCCGCGTAGAATCCTTTCTGGATCACGTCCATCAGATTCATCATGTCTTTTTCGGAGGTCTGAGTAGCATCTTGTAACTTAGCTGCAAATTCAGCAGCTGCAGTGGGGGCCATCTGTAACTGCACACCAAGATAAGCGGCTGACTCTCCCAAGCCGCCCAGGATGACCTGCGCCGACATACCCTGACGGCGTAGCATAGTCATCATGTTCTGAAAGTCGGCTGTTGTTCCCGGCAGCTTATCGCCCAAAGCAACTGCAAGCCGGTTAATTTTTTCAAATTCAGGAGCTACCTTTCCGCCCGGTCCCATCATTGAACCAGCGAGCTGATTCGCTGCATTTTCTGATTCTGAATAGGCTTTTACTGGAGCCAACAACGTCATACCAGTAGTTACCCCGGCCGCCATCGCCCCTGCACCATTACCTGCCAGAGAGTTCCTTAACTCACGGGTCTTTTCAGCCTTGGCTTTGATAGCGTTGAGCTTTCGCTGACGCTCGCCAACTTCACGCAGCCTGCGCTCCTGCTCAGCCAACTGTCGGTTATACCGCTCAGTTTCTCGTGCAATCCGTGCCGTCTCACGCGCTCCGCCCCCAGCAGATAACCCCAGCCGATAAAGCTCAGCCCTGGCTGCCGCCATCTGGCGCGTTTCCTGTTGCTGTTTTTGCTCAAGACGTGAAACAGCACGCCACTGAGCTTCAAGCGCCTGTGTTTGTTTTTTGGTTGGGGATTCCAATGATGACATTTCGCGCGTCATCATTTGAGCGCGTAGCCTCGCCTGATCCAGTTCGGCACCAGTACGGCTAACACTCTGTGTTAGCTGCTCGAAAGACTTAAGCTGCCCTCCAGCATCACTCAGCTTTTTAATCTGATCGCGGGTTTGTCTAATAGCTGATGCCAGCTCCTTAGAGCCAGACTGCGCATTTTTAAATGGGCGGGTTAACTTATCCACCGCCCCCAGAACTACCTGTAGTCGCAGGTTATTATCACTCATCGCTGGCCCCGCTTCGCTGAATTGCCTTATGCCGCCACTCCAGCACATCAGTCAGCGGCATAACATCAGTGATGGACGGCGACCAGTGAAAGATGGTGGCAATGTCTGCCACCAGATCATCAACTGTCAGGTTGTCGGCAAATCGGCAAGCACCGACTTCGGCAACAAAAAAGTAACCACCTCTACAGCCATTGCTGTCAGGTCGGCGGGGTCCAGCTCTGCCATTTCCTGCGCGGTCAGCGTCGGGGTGGAGATACGCGGGATCACAGTCATCATCGCGCCCACGTCCATATCCATAATGGCCTGCAGACGGGTGCCGCGCAGCGCACCGGACTGCGGCTTACGCAGCACAATTTCGGTAATTTCAGCTTTACCGCGCATGATGGGGGTATCCAGTTTTACGGTCTTTTCAGTCAGTTTGTCGCTCATGTTCTTTTCCTGTTAATGAAATACTGGCGCGGCTGCCCGCGCCTTTAAGGTTAATCAGAGGCCGAGGGCATTACGGTGTTCTTCCATCAGGTCCACGCCGTCTACGATTTCAACCATGTTGACCAGATCAACCTCATAGAGCACTTCGCCGTTAATGGTCAGCTTCGCGTAGCTGTTGGTGCTGCTGACTTTGGTGGTGCTGCTCTCGCCGGTTTTCCACTCGCCGGAATCCACTTCTTTATGACGCCCGCGCACAACCAGCTCAACAGCCTGGACTTCGCCGGTATCGTCACGCTGAATAGAGCCGGTGAAACGCAACTGGATACCGTCAACCGTGGCTTTGCCCATCTGCCTGAATAACAGCAGTTCGGTGCCACCGATTGAAAATTCCGTGTCCAGCGCGCCATCATCCAGCCCCATATCCACGTCCACCGCGCCCGGCATACCGCCGCCGCGATACTTCTCAAACTTGCGGGTGAATTTTGGCAGGGTCAAAGACTCAACGATCCCCTGCCAGTTGTTCCCGTCGTTGAACAGGTTCAGGTGTTTTAACTTGCGTGGTAAAGCCATGGTGTCCCCTTACGCGCTGACCTGGCTGGAGAAATCCAGCAGGTACTGATCGGTGATGCGCTGGCGCAGCATCAGGTTTTCAAGCGGCGGCACCGGCGTGTAGTCGTAGTCGATAGTGAGTTTCCCGGCTTTCAGGGAGTCTTTATCGTTCACCGACTCATCCAGCCAGCAGTCCGCTCCGATGATGTAGCCCTGCGTTTTCAGGCTGCGCAGCTTGGCGCGGATACCTTCGATAATGTCACGGGCCAGCGACGGGTTAAGCACGCCATCCACCGCCCACATGTGCGCTTCTGCGATGGTGTCAGCCAGTACCTGCGCCGTGCGGGTGTAATTCTCAAAGGCAAACAGCGGATCGTCACTTAGGCAGCGGGAACCCCAGAAGCGGAATCCGTCTTTGCGGATAAGCGTGGTGACGTCATTCTGGTTCAGCAGCCCCGCATCGGTTGCGGGGTCCTGCAGATCCCAGAACACATCAGCGGAAATGCCGGTAACGCCGTTCACACCCACGTTGGACAGTGTTTTGTGCCATCCGGTCTGTTCGTCGATTTTGGCGCGCAGACCGAGTGCGCGGGCAGAGGCGTAAGCCGTCGCATCGGCTTTCAGCACGGTGTCAAAGTTGATGAAGTCAGGCCAGATCAGCATCCCCTCGCGCTGGCTGAAATTGTCACGGTAGGCAATCGCTTCTTCCACCGTTTTGCAGCCGTAGGCGGACAGATAGGCAAACCCGCGCAGACTCTGCGCCACGCTCAGCAGCTCAGTGGCAACCGCCTGCGTGTCGTGTCCCGGCACACCGAGAATGCGCGGCTTGATGCCGAGCTGCGACTGCGCCGAAAGCAGCGATTTCATGCCCGTTTTTTTACCGTCAGCGGTCACGCCGCCGATAATGTTGGAGGTGGTTTCCGCTTCGGTTTCGCCCTGCGCCACGCGCACAACGACGGTCACGGGTTTAGCCTGGTCTGCAATCGCATCCAGCGAACGGGCCAGCGTGCCGGACTCGCCCGCTTTACCGCTGGCAGTCAGTACATCAGTCAGCAGGACCGGCTTATTGAGGGGAAACATGGACGCATCAGCATCATCGCCGGTGCAGACCATGCCCACGATGGCGGTGCTCACCGTGGTGATAGGTCGGGTGCCCTCGTTGATTTCAACAACGCGCACCCCGTGGTGGTAATCCTGAGCCATATGGCAGTCTCTCCGGTTTACAGGGGGTGTGCCTATGTTCTGGTTGATATGCACGCAGCGCACGCGCCAGGCTATGTATGGGGAATGGCACAATGGAAGGGGTAAAAAAATCCCCGCAGTTGCGGGGACGGGATTAATCTTCGGGAGGTTCAGGCCAGTTAATATCCGGCGCAGCAGTTAAATCCATTCGTCTTAGTTTAGTTCGATATTCACGCAGTGCAGTGAGTTCGGACAATTCAGCAGCCGTTATATCGTCATCGTCCTGAGCTTCTACAAGCCGATTGATTTTAGATGTGACCGACGTCATACGCCTGTCACGCTCTGCCGTCGCTAAAGCAACGTAATCAATCTGAACAGGGGCGATAACGCCGTTGCTGTAGGTAAAATTACCAGTCTGGAAACCATCGGGAATATCAGTATCAGCAAATTCAACAACAGAACAATTCAGCGGGAATAGCTTTGTCGCATCTTTATCCGCAGAAATAATCAGTCCTGTTTTGTCATACTGGATTTTCAGCGTATCAGGCTGGAATAATTTTTGTAATATATACCAGTCAACACCTGCTTCATCATGAATAAACTGGATGCTGCAGTTCTCTGATAATTCCTGCTGAACAGGTGTTAATTCCGTTGTTTTAGTGAAATTTGTAAAATGTCTCATTTTTATGCCCCCACCGTATACCACTGACCATTCACTTTAAGCTGTAGCAGGCGTCGTTGGAGCCGGTCTGGTGTATCGTTCGAGTCTCCATTCTCAACACCTGTAATGACGTAACCTAACTGGTCTGCAAATCCGGGTGAACGGTATACGTTTCCCTGCTCAGTGGCACCAAATCGAATTGACTGAACATACCCACTTAGCATGTCCGTTGTGGCAAGGAATACACCAGAACCATCGTCATGAAGCATAAATGGCTTTGTTTTGTCGTTCTGGTACAAACCGACCATGGTGATGTATTGTCGTAACGGTCTGCCTGCTATATACGCACTCAGCCAGCCAGGCCCGCTGCCACCGCCCCATATATCGCCGTAAACATCGCCGTTTTTGTTGAATATCGCATTTCCGGCCTGCAAATTTTCAGCAGCAGCAATAACACCGAGTCGGGTACTGATATACGCCCGGATAGCCAGGTCTTCAGCGTTCTGAAATCCGATACCATTCCATGACTTAATGTTCAGGTTGTTACCGTTAAAACCTGCACCATCAACGCCACCTGTTGCCATCCCTCCGGAACCATCTCCAACCGTAACCAGGGTATCGCCATGCATATTGGGTGCAGAAATATCCCCCGTAAAGGCGGCTCCCTCCAGCATCGCCACATGACGCCATGAGGTAATGCCTGCCCCCGTGCCGTGACCAAACAAGACGCTATTACCACTGATTGCCAGTACATCCACAACAGAGGTCGGACTCACCACCTCAGTAAGCGTGATAATTTGCCAGTAGCTGGCCTGGTCAGGAGCATCGGGGGCCTGATGCGCACGCATAAACTGACAGCCTGTAGCGGCACGTGCGCCGATTGATGTTCGGTCAATTGATTCACTGATAAATGTTCCCGCGAGAAATCTCCCGTCACCTTTTAAAAGCGCGTCTTTTAAACCAAGGTACTGGAGAATCCCTGCAATGTCTTTTCCGCTCAGATTCGTCAGTGTGGTATCGAGAGGCTGTTTTCCTGCCAGCGCATTCATCACAGTTGTCGCAAAGTTTGGGTCATTCCCCAGCGCAGCAGCCAGTTCATTTAATGTATCCAGCGCAGCCGGTGATGATGCAACCAGTGCAGCTATCGCTGCCTGAACAAATGCCGTATTGGCAATCTGGGTGGAATTGTTTCCTGCAGCCGCCGTGGGCGCTTTCGGCGTCCCCGCGAATGATGGACTGTCCTTCGGTGCATATTGCGAATGAGGATCAACAGCAGCAAGATGCTTTGCCATCAGATCATCCACATATACCTTAAGCTCCAGCACCTTATCATCAGCATATTTGCGGGTTGCCAGAACCACAGCAGGGTCAATTTTCAGGGTGATGTTATCGGTGCTGCTGGTAATCAGCACCATGCGCACGGTCTGCGTGCGTCCGCTGCCTTCAGCCAGTTGCGGCTTGTAGCTTTCCGGGCAATTCCCGACGGCAATCAGCGCACCTGTTTCATCAAACAGGCCGACTTCACGGATCCACCACCCGCCCTCATTTTCCGGGATCACCTGCTCAGCAATAATCTGGCTGCTGTTCTGCGGGTCGACATACAGCATATTCAGCGCTGCGCGGCGCTCCTCAGCAACTAATGCTGTCTGCTGTGCGTTGGGTGTGGGCAGCGCACCGCCACCGCTACCCACCGCCATATGAGTAATTTTCAACGGGACACCGAGCGCAGCGGCGCTTGCCAGTTTCGCCGCGCCGATATCCGTCAGCAGGGTATAAAATTTTGCGCTCATGGGTTCACTCTCATTGTGTCAATAACATGGACCGCGCCGCCCTCATAAGCGGTGCCGCCGGAAATAATGGTTTCGTTTATATACGGGTAGATCGTGATTTCTTCGCCGGTATAAGTGGCTGCACCCACAAAATACGGGCCGCCTGTCTGCAGGTTGATGGACATGCCAACCAGATGACGGCTGCACGGTTTGGCATCACCGATCAGACGCTCCAGCTCCAGATAGGTTTCTTCTGTTATGCCCTGGTCCTGCACGCCAATATCCAGACGGAACGTCCCCGGTGTTTCGCCAGTCTGCCACCACTCAATGATGCGGATCAGAAAGCCGAACGGCTCCACCACGCGCCGCACGGCGCTGGTTGTCCCCTTGTGCTGATGGATATAAAACGCGTCCTGCACAACGCGGCGCTTGACGCTTTCTGTCCAGCTTTCATCCCAGCGGTCAACAGAAAACGCCCAGGCCAGATAGGGCAGGAATCTGATCGGACAGGTTGCCGGATTCCACAAATCTCGCAGCGATACCTGCAGATCGGAAATCCCGCTGCAGGTCTGCGCCAGTCGGCGCTCAAGCGGCGACGAACCCGGCGGCAACAGGCTATTCATCCGTGCCCCCGTTGGTGACGCGCCATTCAGTACAGGATGCCGCCTGCGTCTTATCCAGCACCACATCCTCCAGCGGGGACGCCAGCTCCACACGCTGGACGCCCTCCACGTGCAACGCGGCATAAATGGCGCTACGGCGGATATCACGTCCCAGGCGTGTCTGACTGGCGATGTATTTCTGCAGGCTGGCTTTTGCCTCTGCCATCACCGGCTCAGCCTCCGGCCCCGGATAAAGGAATATCGTCGCATCCACGTTGTACGGAATAATTTCAGCGCTGCGCACCGTCAGGCGGTCTGCCACCGGGCGAACTTTTTCACTGTTAAGCGCCTGCTCAACCACCGCCAGCAGGTCAGCCCCTGCCGTACCGTCACCCTCACGGCTCAGCACGGTAAGCACCACCTCTGCCGGTGCCGGACTGGTTGCGCTGGCATCAGCCACCCGCCCGTCGGCACTTCTGGCGTGGAACTCATAGGCTCCCGTCGGCCCTGCAACGGACAGCCCTTCAAATGCTGCAGGAATGCGCTGGCGTAATGCTTCATCACTTTCCATCACTGCGGCGACCGGCGGCACCGCGTCATTATCTGCAGGGACTACCGTCAGGCGCTTCACGTTGCAGTTACCTGCCAGTTGTTCAAGGTCATTTCCCATGGAATAGGCCACCATGACCGCCTGCGCAGCCTCATTAATTCGCTGACGCAGCAGGATTTCGCGGTAAGTATTTTCCTGCAGCAGTTTGGTGACAGGTTCTGACTCCAGCGCTAACGTGCGCATAACAGCCTCCTGTTCATCAGCCGGATGGAGGGCCACAAAGGCGGCCTTGCGTTCTGCCAGCAATGCCTCAAAGTCCGGCACATCCACAATCTGCGGCGGCGGTAGCCGGGAAAGGTCAATGACTGCCATTGTCTGCTCCTGTTGATACGGAAAGGGAAACCGGTGCGCCGTTATTGCCGTGTCCGGTAAGTTCAACCACCATAGAGCCGTCAAAATTGCCGTTGATGGTGATGGAGTCCAGCGTAAGGCGCGGTTCCCAGCGGTTCAGCGCCACATAAACCGCAGACATAATCTGCAGGTGCAGCGCCGGGTTCTGCGGCTGGTCAATCAGGGCTGACAGCAGGGAGCCATATTCCCGGCGGGCAAGACGGCTGCCCTGCGGCGTCAGCAGAATATCCCGCACCGACTGGCGCAGATGGTCTGTATCTGCAATGGCCTGCCCGTCATTCCTGCTCATACCGATATACAACGTCATACCGGACCTCCCGTGTTAGCACCGCCTTTCAGAACACCTGTATGCTTATGGTCATCAACTACGATCCCGTTGGAACTCATCGCGCCACCGCCCTGGGTGACGCCACCATTGATCACCACCTCGCTGTTAATGCGCGTGGTGTCAGCCTCCACCACAAACTCACCGGTTTTGTAGGTGACGCTGTCTGATGCCTCGATCACCATGGATTTGATGCCCCTGACATGCCATCGTCCGGTGGCGGGTTCATACTCAAACCATCCCCCGTCCGGGTACTCCGTCACGCAACCGTCCACCGAATCCGACGGCGGCGGAAACTGATTGGAGTAGATGGCGGGCAGCACAAAAGCGGTTTCCAGATTGCCCCCCATACTCAGCACCACCACCTGCTCATCCGGCGACGGACACCACCATGTACGGGCACCACCGGCACGCAGCGTCAGCCAGTTAATCCAGTTGGTTTCAAGCTCGCCCACTCTCACCCGGCACAGCCAGTTTTCCCGGTCCACTTCGGTCACGGTGCCGGTGCGGATCAGGTTGGTGATAAGGCGCATAATTTCGGTCAGTTGTGCATTCATAACGAAAGGTTGCCATCAGAGGGAAAAGGGAGGCAGCGCGGGCGCTTGTACCAGCGGTGGCACAAAGATCACCCCGCCAGCCAGCGCAGCAGGGTGTCACGGGTGACGGTTTCCACTTCTTCATTCACGCCCAGCAGGCGGCGCTCTGCGTAGCGAACCTCCGGGCCTTTTCGGATGACGCGATCCCGCAGGCCATAATGGTGAACACGGGCAATGCGCTGCACCTTGCCATCAAACTGCACGCTGGCGGAGTCCGCACTGGCGGTGGTTTTCAGGTATTTTGTGGTGCGAAGCTTTGCAAACATCTGGCGTTTGATGCGTCCCTTCTTGCTGCGGGCTGTCACCCGGCGCGGCTCATAGCCGCTGCCGTCAGGATTACGCTGCAGCCTGATGTTCTGCTGCTGCGTCCGGCGCAACTGTTGCGCCAGTTGCCGCATCATACGGCTGCGCGCGGCAGGCTCCAGATTCGCCAGTAGCGCCGTCAGCCAGTCATCCACCCTCTGCAGTTCATCCACGTTTCACCGTCCACATTTCTTCGGGTTCGTCCGGCTCCGGCACCGCTTCAACGCTTGACACGCTGCCGTTAGTGCTGACCAGCACGCGCTCCGTCAGTTGCAGGTTCAGGCTGATATCGCACACATCGTTGCGCAGAATGTCCACTTCAAAGGTGAACAGTTTTTCGCGCAGCTCCGGGTTATTGATAGCATCCGGCTGGTTGTCACTTAGCCACAGCAGCACAGGAGCCATCAGCAGATTCTGGTCGCCGCTGAAATCCTCGATCACCACGTTCAGGGTGTAGCGGTATTCCCATGACATAGAGCTGGCACCGGTTGCCACCAGTGAGCCGTTATCAACGAAAAGGTGCAGCTTGTCCGGGTTGTCGCGGACATAAGCAACCGCTTTATTCAGGGCGCTGCGTAAGGACTGCGGTTTGTTCACTGTCTCGCTCCTGACACGCAATAATCGTGTCCACTTTGTCAGCACAGACCGCCCAGGCGGCCTCGGTTTCATCCAGCACCGCGTTCAGATCGCCGTTACTGCGCGGCGCTGACCTTTCCAGACGGCACTGCGTCACTCTGGGACAGCCACTCACGGTAAGCTGCACCTCCGGCGAGGGCCGGACGCTCCCGCAGCCGGATAATGTCAGCAGGCAAAGGAGTATCAGCCCAGCGGCGCAAATCCTCGTTTTCACGTTTCAGTTCCTCGATCCGGTGCTGGCGGCTGCGCAGAAGTGCGGTGGTCTGTTCCGCTGCCGCATAAAGCCGCGCCTGCTCCCGGCTGTTGGTTTCGGTCAGAATGGACAGGCCGATCAGCTGGCTGTTTTTCTTCGTCAGCTCCTGCGTTTTGCTTTTCAGCGCCGCGCCCTGCGTCTCGATAGTGTGGCTGGCATTGTTAAGCCGCCACGACTGCCAGCCCAGCGCCGCAAGTGCCAGCGCCAGCACTACCGCCAGCGCACGCATCAGGCCGCCATCGGCTCATGAAGCGGCGCGCGGGCAATCTGATACAGAACCAGCGTCAGCAGGTAAAACACCAGGGTGATCACCCATCCAGAAAACGCCAGGCACAGAACAATAAGCAGCCTGATTACCCATGTACGCACGGGTTTTACGGGGTGCGCCCTGAATTTCAGCAATGCCGCCCTGACCTCATCGCGCGCCCGATCTCCGGCGAACCACCCTACAGCGCACAGCGCAGCAAGCAGCCAGGCGAGGAAGCATGACACCCAGACAGACGCACCAACCAGAACCGGCGCAACGCTGCGCGGATACAGCAGGCTGATAACCAACAGCGCAGCCCATGCCAGCTGGAAAAAAACGCTCATGACTTTCTTTTTCATTCCGTTATGCTCCTTTTAAGCACCAGGCCATTTCCCGCGCGCGGCGGTTGTCCAGCCCCTGATTAAACACACCTTTGACATATACCCAGCGCGGCAGTTGATGGCAGGCATCCGCCCAGCGCCGCTGGTTCAGCAACTTAACCAGCGTGGAGCTGCAGGCGTTGCCGGTGCCCACGTTGAAAGCAAACGACACCACCGCGTCATAGACCTTTTGCGGCATCGGCTGCACCACACATTTTTCCAGCGCCCGCTCCACGCGCAGCACATTGGTGATAAGTCCCTGCGCCGCCTGCCGTTCCGTGATAGTTTTGCCCGGCACCACACCGGACGTATTGCCGATCCCGTCGGTCCACACGCCCGCGCTGCACTGATAAGGCTGCAGGCGGCATCCCTCGTAATCGGCGATCAGTTTCAGCCCCTCAACGGAGGTATGAAGCGACTGGAAACCGGGCAGCGTGGCGGCGATAGCCAGCACCGCCCCGACAAGGCAGCGCTTAACGATTGAAGGATTCATATTCCCCCCGCGAAATTTTGCCGCCACGTAACAATTTGAAAGACTGGTGTTTGTAGTACCAGTTGATAGCCAGCATCAGCACACCAATCAGTACGCCGCCAACCGTTGACGCATCCTTGAGCGACAGATCGCCCAGCCATGCCAGCAGCACGGCGATGCAGTAAGTGATAAAGGCGCTGATTCGTTCAAGCGTCATAATTCAGTCCCATAGCTGGACGGTCTGCGCCGTGGTTGACGCCGTAATGTCCGGCAGCTCCACCTGCAGCCCGTGCGGTAAAAATGGGCCGTACTCAGCCAGCCCCGGATTTGCCTGCAGAACCTGCTCAGTGACACCCTGCGTACGCCCGTAATGACGCCAGCAAAGCGCGTCCACCGTGTCATACTGATGCGCACGCACTTTCATCAGATAAGCTCCACCGTACAGTGCGGTGCATCCTGCACCCGGCTGATGGCCCAGCGGGCATCACGCCACAGATCGCCGCTGGCCTCCGCCAGCTCCTCCCCTCGCTTCACACCTGACGCCGTGGCGTCATAGTCCTGATAACGCTCATTGAGCACGGCGCGCGCCCAGCAAAAAACAGCGTTGTGGTAGTGCCGGATACGCTCGCTTTTGCCGTCCAGCATTTCTGCGGGAACCTCAGCAAGTGTCCGCCAGCCCAGCATCTGCTGACGGTTGCGGAAGTCGAACAGCTCAGCGTTAACCTCAGAAATTGCCGTCAGCACGACCTGTTTTAAACGCGGCTGCGTCACCGTGCCGTCAGTGCGCATCACACTGCGAAATTCCGACAGATCCACATCAGGCCAGAACGGCGTATTTTTGATGACCTCCGCCTGTTCCGGTGCCTGTTCTGGCGCAACAAACTTCATGCGGCTTTCTCCTGAATAAGTGGGCGGTGGACGGAATTTTGATGTGGCAGTGCCTTTCGCCATCCCGTGCCGCCCGTGCGCGGGGCACGTTCTTTAGCGGCTGTCATTGCGCAGTCTGCGCTCCAGCTGCTGCTTTTCTTTTTTCACACCGCAGCGGGGATCAAGCTGCAGCGCATGGTTAAGGTGATTCAGGGCTGACGCCGGGTTGCTTTCGCTCAGTACAGCACCGATGGCTTTATGCAGGCGCGCCCGCGACTGGTCCGGCATATCCAGATCGGTGGTCAGGTCCAGCGTCTGCAGAAGCAGATCGGCATCAAAACCGGCAGCGGCAAGCAGAGCGCTTTGCGCCGCGTCTGCCATTTCTTCTGCCAGCACGGTCTGCACGTTACGGTTGCCCAGAGGCATCACCCAGCCATGGCGCAGCGCATGGCGCCCGATTTCGAGCGCACCGGCATAATCACCGGCGTCGATACGCCACAGCATCACGTACATCAGCACGTCATCCTGCTGCGCACCTCCGGCAGCCAGCACGCCCTCCGCCCAGGCGGAATATTTCGGCAGCAGTTCCACCTTGATTTCCGCCTTTTTCACCGTGGACTGGACACCCTTGAGGCGGCGGCGGTCTTCTGCCAGCTGCAGCAGCATCAGGTCATAGCCCGACGCATGGCGAACACTGCCGCCCTCACGGGCGGCCTGTTCAGCCTGAATGCGCAGGCGGTGCTGCCGTGCGGGACTCAGGCTCATGCGTTATTCCCCACTTTCCGGTGCGGCAGGCGCGCTGAAATCACCGATTTCGATGTTTTCTACCAGCGCCGCGCAGCGGTAGTCCTCGACCACATACGCCTCGTTGACGGATTCAAAGTTTTCAATCCGGTCGCGTTTCGGGTTGTCGATAACTGAACGGCGGCGGGTGTCTTCCTGCCAGTAGATGGACAGGTTATCCAGACGGGTGATCAGCAGGGCATTTGCCGGGAAGAAAGGCGCGCGCACAGCCTGCAGGCCCCCCATGCGTTTCTGGCTGATGATCAGAGCGGCGGCGATTTTCTCGCTGTTGTCCTGCTCTTTGTTGACCAGCGGGAAATACTTGTCAGACAGCAGTTCACGTCCGCAGACAACAACCAGCTCGTCATCATCCTGATACTCCACATCGATCAGCTCGTTGACGGTATCCATCACCACCGCGTCAAGATTTACATACTTACCACCCGGACCTACTTTTACTGGTTCTGCAGTAGTGGTGCCGTCTTCTGCGGTTTTGCTGCCCATGACGTGATCCGGCGCGTCTTCGCGGATTTTCTGCAGCCAGCCTTTATTGACGTCCTGCAGCAGCGGGTTTTCAGCACGGTTGGAGGTTTTGGCGCGCTTCACGCCGTTAAAGCCGATCATGATGCGGTCCAGCGCCTGACGCTTGACGATGGCGTTGCGAATACGCACCTGGAAGTCCTGGAATTTCGCCCACATGTCCAGTTTTGCGTAGGTCAGCACCGTATCAAAGTTGGTCTGCTCGCATTTGTATTCCACGTCTTCCATCAGCGTCGGATCGGTAGGCTCGCGCTCTTTGGTGGTGGTATCGGTGGTTCCGGCAATGGTGCTGCCAACGCCCAGCCCCAGCAACTGACCGGACTGCTCAGTGACCGGCGTGATGTTAATAACCGTCAGGAAAGCGGCGGACTGCTGGATCTGGTCTTCCAGCGTCTGCTGCACGGACGGCTCCACGGTAAACTTGCTGGACAGTTCTTCAACTTCCACACCGTTCAGGCGCGCCAGTTGCTGCAGGTAAGCGTTAAAGGCAAAGCGGGTTTTCTTTTTCATCGGGTTTTATGCTCCATCAGCAATTGGTCAGGGTGCCTGCCGGTGCGTCACCGCCCGGCGCGCGCTGGCGGTAATCTTTGCGGCTGTCTTCACGGCTCAGCTGCTGCTGTAACTCGGCAAAGGCGGTCTGCTGCTCCTGCAGGGAGGACTCCAGCTCAGAAAGGCGCTGGTCCTGATCGGACAGGGATTTATCAGTGCGCTCGCTCAGGATCTGCTGCTCAGTAGCGACCAGCTCCACGGCTTTATGCACATCAGAGAATCGCGCATCGTCGGTCTGCTCTTTTTTGGTGAACAGCGCGGTGACGCGGGCAAAGAGGGACGGCTTTTCGTCCTGGGCTTCTTCCAGTTCAATCAGCGTTTCAACCGCTTCCGAAAACAGGTTTTCAGGGTTCAGCTTACGGTTTGCCAGCGGGTTATGTGCTGCACTGGCGCTGAAAGCCAGCATTTCGGTGCCCAGGCTCGCAGGATCGTCCGTCGCACCCAGCCCCACAAGATAGGCTTTGCCGGTGTCGGCAAACTTCGTGCTGACCTCCATGGAGGTGAAAAGCTTCTGGCCTTTCTTCACCAGTTCCACCAGGGCGTCCGTGGGTTCGATATCGGCATAAAGCGCCATCTTGCCCGCCAGCGGGCCGTCCTGGATTTCTTCTGCAACCAGCCCCGTCACCCTGCCGTAGCGGTTAAAGGTGCTGTCCGGCAGATAAGACTTGATGTGCTCAAGGTTAATCAGCGCGGTATAGACCGTCGGGTTGTAGCTGGCAGCCATCTGTACCAGCCATTCACGCTGGATCTCGCGCCCGTCAGTGGTGGCACCTTCCACCCCGATACGGAAACGCTTTGCTTTCACTGTCATGAGCCGTGCTCCGTTAGAAATAACTTACTGGAGCCTTATGTTTGCGGTGATGGGGGGAGTGAGACAACGCGCTGTATTTGTACGGTAAACCACACAAACCGCAGCCGGGGAAAGCCTCCATCCAAGGCCGTATGTTTGGGCCATGAACACGACACTGACCCCCGCAGACCTCGATCCCCGTCGGCAGGCCATGCTGCTGTACTTTCAGGGATACCGCGTAGCCCGCATTGCTGAAATGCTGGGCGAGAAAGTTGCAACCGTTCACAGCTGGAAGAAACGCGACAAGTGGGGCGACTATGGGCCGCTGGATCAGATGCAGCTCACCACCGCCGCACGTTACTGCCAGCTCATTATGAAGGAGCAGAAAGAAGGGAAAGACTTCAAGGAAATTGACCTGCTGGCGCGCCAGTCAGAGCGCCACGCCCGGATCGGCAAATTTAACGACGGCGGCAACGAAGCAGACTTAAACCCGAAAGTTGCCAACCGTAACAAAGGGCCGCGCCGCCAGCCCGAAAAGAATGTTTTCACTGATGAACAGACCGAAAAGCTGGAAGAAATCTTCCGCAACGGCATGTTTGAATATCAGCGCCACTGGTGGCAGGCAGGCGTAAAACACCGCATTCGCAACCTGCTTAAATCACGTCAGATTGGGGCAACATACTTTTTTGCCCGCGAAGCGCTGATTGATGCCATCACCACCGGGCGCAACCAGATCTTCCTCTCAGCCAGTAAGGCGCAGGCGCACGTCTTTAAGCAGTACATCATCGACTTTGCAAAAGAGGTGGATGTTGAGCTGAAAGGCGACCCGATGACGCTCAGCAACGGCGCGTGCCTGTACTTCCTCGGCACCAACGCCCGCACGGCGCAGAGCTACCACGGCAACCTGTACCTTGATGAATATTTCTGGATACCGAAATTCCAGGAGCTGCGCAAGGTTGCCTCCGGTATGGCCATTCACAAGAAATGGCGACAAACCTACTTCTCCACGCCGTCCAGCCTGACCCACAGTGCCTATCCGTTCTGGTCCGGCGCGCTGTTTAACCGGGGCCGTGCCAAAGCGGACAAAGTGGATATTGACCTGACCCACAGCAACCTTGCGCGCGGCCTGCTCTGCCCTGACGGACAGTACCGCCAGATCGTCACCGTGGAGGATGCGGTGCGCGGCGGCTGTAACCTGTTCGACCTCGACCAGCTGCGCATGGAGTACAGCCCGGACGAATACCAGAACCTGCTGATGTGCGAATTTATTGACGATCTGGCGTCAGTATTCCCGCTCAGCGAACTGCAGGCGTGCATGGTGGACAGCTGGGAAGTCTGGACCGATTTTCAGGCTCTGGCGCTGCGCCCGTTTGGCTGGCGCGAAGTCTGGATCGGATACGACCCGGCGAAAGGCACGCAGAACGGTGACAGCGCCGGGTGCGTGGTGGTGGCACCGCCAACCGTGCCGGGCGGCAAGTTCCGCATTCTGGAGCGACACCAGTGGCGCGGGATGGACTTCCGCGCCCAGGCTGACGCCATTAAAAAACTGACGCAGCAGTACAACGTGACCTATATCGGCATCGACTCGACCGGCGTCGGTCACGGTGTCTACGAGAACGTGAAAGCGTTCTTTCCTGCCGTGCGGGAGTTTGTCTACAACCCCAACGTCAAAAACGCCCTGGTGCTCAAGGCCTACGACATCATCAGCCACCGCCGTCTGGAGTTTGATGCCGGACACACTGACATTGCGCAGTCCTTTATGGCTATCCGCCGGGCCACCACCGCCAGCGGCAACCGCCCTACCTACGAAGCCAGCCGCAGCGAAGAAGCCAGCCACGCAGATTTGGCATGGGCAACGATGCACGCACTGTTTAACGAACCGCTGCAGGGCGAATCCGCCAATACCAGCAATATTGTGGAGATTTTTTGATGAGTGAACCCGAAGCCTTAACCAGCCCAACGCCAACAGAAGCTACGGCGCCTAAAAACGCAGGCGTCACTGCCGAGGCTTTCAGCTTTGGCGATCCGATCCCGGTGCTGGACCGCCGCGAGCTGCTGGATTATGTGGAATGCGTACAGATGGACAGATGGTATGAGCCGCCAGTAAGCTTTGACGGGCTGGCGCGAACCTACCGCGCCGCTGTGCATCACAGCTCACCGATAGCGGTTAAACGTGACATTCTCAGCAGTACGTACATCCCGCACCGCCTGCTCAGCCAGCAGGCTTTTGCCCGTTTCGTCCAGGATTATCTGGTGTTCGGTAACGCCTATCTGGAAAAGCGCACCAACCGGCTCGGCGGCGTTCTCTCACTGGAGCCAGCACTGGCGAAGTACACACGCCGTGGCGTGGACCTCGACACCTACTGGTTTGTGCAGTACGGCCTGACCACGCAGCCCTATGAATTTACACAGGGCAACATTTTTCACCTGATGGAGCCGGATATTAACCAGGAGATTTACGGGCTGCCCGGCTATCTCTCCGCCATTCCGTCAACCTTGCTCAACGAGTCCGCCACGCTGTTCCGCCGGAAGTATTACATCAACGGCAGCCACGCGGGTTTCATCATGTACATGACCGACGCAGCACAGAACCAGGAGGACGTGAACAATATCCGCCAGGCAATGAAAAGCGCCAAAGGACCGGGTAACTTCCGCAACCTGTTTATGTATTCACCCAACGGTAAAAAGGACGGCATCCAGATCATCCCGCTGTCAGAGGTAGCGGCAAAGGATGAGTTTCTGAACATCAAGAACGTCAGCCGCGATGACATGATGGCAGCGCACCGCGTACCGCCGCAGATGATGGGTATTATTCCCAACAATACCGGCGGCTTTGGTGATGTGGAAAAGGCCAGCCGTGTCTTTGTTCGCAACGAGCTGATGCCGCTGCAGAAGCGACTGCAGGAGCTTAACGACTGGCTGGGCGAAGAAGTGATCCGCTTTGAGCCTTACGACCTGGGTTTAAAAAGCAAGCGCAACTAACCTACTTCAACACCACTTCAAAGATATGCCCATTCACAGCGCCCCGGCAGCATTCTGCGGGGCGCTTCTTTTTTGCTGCTGCTCCCTTTCCCTTAGAGATTGAATCCGCCAGCGTGCCTGATATTGTGCCGGATTTTCACCATTTCACCCCATTGCGCGCGCTCGTATCCCCGCCACGCCTGCCCGCTTTATGTAATGGTTTTCATGCACCTGCATGATCTACGCAAAAGCCCGCCAGAACTGGCGGGCCTTAACACAAAAGATCCTCAAACGATCATGCGATCTCATGCAGCATAGACATGCGCGTTTATGCAGAATGTGCAAAATCGTAACATAGTCCGTAAGCGTGAAACCTAGAACGTGACAGCCTTGTCAAAGCCAGAAATAATTGTATAAGAAATAGACGAGTTATCAGCCTTGTTCACTTTGAACTTGGCACCTTTGTAAGCGATAACATCACTTCCCTTAGAATCTACAGAAAAATCTGTTGTAAATGCTGCACGAGCCATATCGTTTGCAAATTCACGATAGGTGAACTTCATTACACCGCCTGCATTTCCATTGTATTCGATAGTCTTAACCAATGAGTTACTCACTCGACACAGCCCATCAGGAACATGTTTGATAGAAATTTCTGATGCAGTATAAGAAGTGCCATTTGGCGGTGATATCTCATTTTTTGCAGCATCGTAACTAACATAATCAACATAGTTACCGATTTGCCCATAGAGATTTTTTAACGCAACAGCTTGAGGGTTATGATAATTGCGGTAAATTCCATTCCCCTCACTGCAATATGTACCAGCAGCGATAGAAGACAATGCACCATTAGCCGCACCAAGTTCTAGTACGTCCGTTTTAAATCCAGTAGCAGATGTGATAATGGGATCGCCCATGTAGGCGGTAGCACTTTGCCCAATAGCAGGCTTCACCACTTCAATAGTAGTGATATTTCGGTTAGAAGCATGTGGCACGCAACCAGTTAGGATTACAGCAAGAGATATTGTTAACGCTACATTATTAATTTTCATTTTTAGCCTATTATTCTTTTCTTGACGAAAAACAAGGCGATATCTGATTGACATCACCTCTCACTCATATGTAACCCTTTTTGATTAGTAAAAACAAGCGTCTATTGACAAAATCAATGTAGCCAGCTGTCGTCTTCCCACACCTTCTGCATAATTTTCATCACTTGTTTTCTTTCTTCATCCAGTTGCAATCCGGTCAGTTCCACACCGTTAGAGCTACCTTTGCGGATACGAATTACCGTTTTGGGATACAGGGGGCGCAGATTGCGGTAAAGCTCGGATTCAAGGGCGTCCAGAGTAGACTGGCTAATCTTCTGCTCTTTATCGATCATTATTTCAATGCGCATAAAAGTCACCTCAATTGATGACATCCACTGAGCGGTTGTATTCGTGGGTTCTGATTTTTGCCATGAGTTCATCTGTCAGTTCAGAAACCCACTGCAGGGCCAGCCCCTTCTCTTCATCACTACACTCACTAGCTGCTACAAGCTTAAGAAAAAAATCAATGCGCTGGAGCTTCAAAGACTCCAAAAAATAGTCCTGCATCTTTCCTCCTATGACACCACAAGAAATACTGTATATATAACCACTGTTTATATTTACAGTATATAATAATCTTACTGATGTAAAACGTTTTTTACGTTCATCAGCCTGATATGCTTGGTATTATTAAGAGCACGAATTGTTAACCCGCGGAATTAATACAGGTTCCGCCACTTATCATCTTCCTTCAGACGCTGGTTCCGATAGAAGATACGCAGGCCTTCTCCTGATGGAATACTGCCACCGCGAAGGAGCAAATCGACTTCTTTCTCGCTGCCATCAAATCCTCTGGACTTCAGTTCATAGACGAGCTGCTGATGCTGATGATCTGTAATTCGCTGTTTGTAGTCTTTACGCCTTTTCGGTTTAACCAGGCGCAACCTTGCTGCCAGCTCCCGGCGATCTTGTTTGCTCATACTGTGCAGGTAATCGTGCAATTCCTTGTCATCCATGCGGGTAATGTCCGTTCTGGTGCCCCCATCAGCTGATTTATCTTTCTCCTGTTGGTTCAAATTTTCAGCAAGGGGACAGTTATTGCCACGAGTCCAAGGGGCGCTAGCGCCCTGGTCGGCTACCGCCTCCTGAACGTCAACGGCCTTGCGAACCTTTTTCCACTTCACCGCGTGCGTGCAAATCTTGCCCTCTACAATCGGGGACCAGATGCCATAGATACGGATACCGTGATCACCGTAGGCGCTCGGTTCGTCGTTAAGCTCATAAGCCGTGCGGACAAGGTGATGTTTGCGGGGAACCAGTACACCGCCCTGTTTCATGATGTAGGTGGCAAAGCAACCTGCGTCCGCAGCTGCCAGTACCGCATCCAGACGCGGATTATCCAGTACCGGCGCACCCGCTTTGCGTTCGCCCTGTACTCTCGCCGCCTGACCTGCCAGCAAGCGCAGCTCGCGGTATGCCTGACGCCCCGGAATACCAAAGAAACGAAATTGCTGGACACGGTGCAGCGACGCCCAGGCGCTGACATGCTCGGCGCTGTCACGCAGTGATCTGCCGGTTTCTTTGCTGATTTCTTTAGCCAGCCCGCGTCCGTCGATGTTCTTACTGATGTATTTGGCGATGTAGCTTGTCGGCGTGCCCTTGCGCGGGTTGATTAGCTCGGACTTGAAGCGCGGACCGGTATTGGTGCCCAGCTCCTCGCGGTCTTCACGGATGGCAAACTTACGCAGCAGCGCGGTGATGGAACGGCGATCTTTTTTGCGCATAAAGCACAGAAGATGCCAGTGCACGGTGCCGTCATGGTGCGGCTCTGCAACGCGGACGCCATACCAGCGCAGCCCGGCCTTGTGCATTGCCTTGCGGAAAGCAGCGAACGTATCAACCAGATAGTCACTGCTCTGCCGGACAGTGGCACTGGTCCACTTCGGATTAGGTCTGCCGTTGTTGAGGGTTGCGTGGAAGCGTGACGGGCAGGTGATGGTATAAAACACAGCGCAGTCTCCGCGCATTTCCGCTATCAGCTCCAGTCCCTTAACACAGGCCATCATTTCATTACGGCGGTGTGCCGGGTTGCTGTTGCTGGCATTCACCACATCTTCCATGTCCAGCGTGTCGCCGTCTTCGTTGACCAGCTCATGCGAACGGAAGAACTCCAGCGATTTGCGGCGCTGCTCGCGTTTGTGGATCACGGCTTCATAGCTGACATACGGGGACGCTTTTTTGTTAACCAGGCAGACGGCTCGCAGCTGTTCCTCCCGCCACTCACAGCGCATCTGCCAAAGTTTGCGATACCACCAGTCCGCGCACAGCATACGCGCCAGCGACGGTGGGATCAGTTCATAAGGCACCGGCTTGCGGCGGCGCTTTTTGCGGCGCAACTGCTCAAAGGCAGGCGGGATGACCTCAAGGCGCATGGCTTCTGAGGCAACCCTTTCCCATGCCTGGCGGATTTCTTCTGGTTTAACATCGTCACAGACAAACAAATCACCGCAGGCCGCATCAAGACACATGCTCATATGTGCCGCAACCAGTGTGGAAAGGCGCTTAACCTGATCCTGATTCATTTCAGGCAGTACCAGCAGTCCCTCCAGCCCATCATGGCTTGCCATGAACCGGAAAGATGCAGACGCCTGGCTGTCACGCACGCGCTCCAGCCGCTCAAGACAGGGCCTGATGGTTTCACGCAGGTAGCGGGAATAAGCCTTTTCTCTGCCCAGGCTATGGAAATATTTAATCCGTTCCAGCAAAGGCTTGCTGATGTGTGGTGGCATGGCGTTAACGTCAGCCAGAATAACCAGATCAGGATTAAAACGCTGCTGCTCGCGCGCCATTTTGGCACGACTAATCAGCCGGTCCTGCACCATTTCGCGCTGGACAGGATCACGGGATTCATTGAAGAAATAGCGTTCCCAGACCTCATCGCTCAGCGCCTCACGGCGCAGCTGCTCCTGCTCGTTATCCGCAGCGTAAAGAGCGATCAGGTTTGAAAGCGCAGACTCCGGCGCAACGTCCGCCGGGTCCAGATATGGGTTAACTGCTTTTTTGGGGTTATTCCATGAAAAGGCCACGGCGGCCTCATTCGAGCCGCCGGTGGTTGGTGCATTATGTAATGTGAATTTACTCACTGCCACGCCCGCACCTCAGTTTCCACCGAGATATCTGGACCAGACGCCAAATCGACACCAAACCAGCCTGCTGATTTTGTGGCGATGATTTCTGCTGCAGATTTACCATCACCGGCAGCCACACCCATGCTGCGCTTTGCAATGATACGATGGCGGGTAAAGTTACGATAAATCGAACGGGTCAGGGACGTGTCGCTGTTGGACACGATAACCGGATGCCCTTCTGATGACCTGCGCTCAAGAATAGACGCCAGATGATACTGGTCGTCCACTGTAAAACCGGCAGTGTGATAACCGCTAAATGTGCCATCGTATGGCGGATCACAATAAACAACATCACCAGCCTGCAGCAGCGCCAGTGTTTCCTCAAAGCTGGCACAAATAAACATTGCACGTTTAGCTTTCACGGCAAAAGTGCGTATTTCATTTTCAGGGAAGTACGGTTTTTTATAATGTCCGTATGGATTGTTATATTCACCCTTCTGGTTATAACGGCAAAGGCCACGATAGCCATGGCGATTTAAATACAGAAAATATGCCGCCTTTTCTACCTCATTAGAAATGGAGTAATTAAAATGCTGGCGGACACGGTAATACTGAACATCCGAATTAAAACCTTTAAATAACTCCCTCGCTATTTGAATGACAGCCTCATGGTCTTTCTGGATCATCAGGTAAAGATTAATCAAATCAGGATTAATATCCGCGACAAGATAATGATGATAGTCTGTCGCCATCATTACAGCGCATGAACCCGCGAAAGGTTCAACCAGTCGCGGGCCAGCAGGAAGGTGCTTAATCAGTTCCGGCATGATGGCGGTTTTATTTCCCGCCCATTTCAGGATGGTGCTCATACAGCGCCTCCGTTGTAGTGTTTACCTTTAAGCTCTGCGATTTCCTGACAGGTAACGCAGAGATCACAGCCCGGCATGGCGGCCCGGCGTTCTTCGGGAATGACTATTCCGCAGCTTTCACACTCCAGTGAGGAAGCCCCAACTTTTCGGATACGGGCATTGTGGATGTGGCGCTGCAGCTGTTCTTCCACCCGCTGCTGTACGAGATCCATAGAGTCAGCCATTAGTGCAGCTCCTGGGATTCGTTTTCGTAGCGGGTAGCTTCACGGCGCAGCAGTTCAGCCGCTTCAATACCGTTTAACCCTTTGTTGGCGATATGGGTTGCCAGCGCCTCAAGACGGATTGAAACTGCAAGCGCGCGTCCTTTGCGCTCCTCACGTTTGGCAATATCGATCACCGCCATAAGCTGGTCGGTTTCTGGTGCAAACATTTTTGGTAATTCGTTCTGCATTGTTTTTTCTCCTGAATTTGGGCAAAAGAATGCCCGGCGGGTTTACGCCATTAATTTCTGTTGTGGGTTAATTCGGCATGGTTAGCCGTTTGGGAAATAAGCTCACCACTGCACGAAAATGATTCATTGCTTTCACCAGTTCCCGCTTTTCGTCAGTAGTCAGATCACTAATATTGACGCCGTGACGTTCTGCCGGAATTTTTGCCATAAAGAATATGGCTGCCAGTGCCCGCTCATTTTGTTTATGGTTTATATCGCGGCGGTCGCGCATATCTTTAATAAACCTTTCAAGCTCTGGCTCAATATTCAGACCAAACACATTCGCCCTTAATTCCGCTATTCGGTTCAGCCCTTCCATACGTTGACCCGGGCTTAATGGAACAGTCGCCGCAGCGCCTTCAATAGCCATGGTTTCCCCCGTTTGGTAGTGGTCAGCCCTGCCAGCAGTTCATCCTGAGAGCGGGACGGGTGCCAGCGCTTGCCATCTTTCCCGATAATCCAGCCATGGCCGCAGTGCATAGCTGGACTTTGTTTTTTCAATAATGATGCAAAACTTGGTTCTTCCATAACCCCTCCAATATGTGCCGGGATGTTTAACCACGCCCGGCCCGTGGTATTCTGGTGTTTCCACACAGCCAGAAAGGAAAAGACATGAAAAATAACGAACAACAGAACGAAGCTCTTAAACAGTTAACTAACGTCCTTACTGAGGCAGGTAATCAAACCAGAGTCGATGTCCTCGCCCACTCAATCCTGCTGCAAGCTATTTTTTCTGTTCTTTCCGAAGAACAAAAAAATCAAATTATTAAAATCCTTCAGACCGCTACCGTTAATCAACATGCTGCGACCGCAGGCGTTGAAGCAGAAGTAAAAATGTCTCTCGCTCAGCTTTTAAGCGGTTTTTTAACGCCTCAGAAGCTGAATTAAGGACCTGATCACACTTTTCACATGCACATAGGCAGCAGGAGTTATTAGCGTGTTTGCTGCCTTTATTTTTCTCTTCCATGTTCACCTCAGATAATGCCGAACGAAGCGCCAAGGCCCGTTACGGTGTCCACCGCACTTGCCATTGCGGGGTTGGCCTGCAGGCGGGCCTGCATGGAAACGGCAGCCAGTGCCATCAGACGAGTTACTGAATTGATACTGCTGATCACGTCACGGCGCCCGGCGGTTGTTTTCACATCGCCAGTAACGGCACCGGCGGCAACTCGCCCGATTTCAGCGGTGGCGCTCATGACGTAGTGCGGCAACTTCTCTTTTGCCACTTCGTTCATCGGCACACATGGCAGGCAGTGAATCTGTGCCAGGAAGCCATCAACCAGGGTTGAGTCCTCAGTGAGATCGGTAAGCAGCCAGATTTCAGGCGGTGTGAGCTGATGCGGCTGGTCCGGGTTCAGCTTGTTGCGCAGCGTCTGGACATTCATTCCCGCGCGTTCTGCCAGCTTCGCCATGTTGTGACGCAGTGCGAAAGCCCGGCAGGCCTCTTCAAAGTGTGGATGTTTGGAAATCTTATAATCAAACATGTTTCATACCTCGAAAGTTCACATAATTGAACTTAACAACCAACTACAACGTTGTAATTGAATGCAGACTTGTCCATGTTTTTGCTCGCCTGATCCTTTTTGTACTTGAGGTATAAAATGAACACACGACCTTTATTTTTTTCTTTCTTTTCAATGTAGTTAGCAAGTTTACCGTTGTGAATCATTTGGTAAACGGAGCCGCGGGAATAGCCCTCCCACTCAGCAAATTCTGCCGGGGTGGCAATCACTTTGGGTACTCGAATTGAAATCTCAGTGCTCATAGTGCAGTATCTCTCGGTTAAGATTTGGTTCACGTCGTCTTATCTTGTTTTATACGATTCAATAATGGAACTGTCGAGATACTACGATCCAATATTTGATACGTCAATAGGGTTAATAAATGATACAGGTAAAGGCTGGAGAGAATACTGGGGGTAGAGAGGCTATCCATAGGCTGATGGCTGCCTATAACTTTAAGTCCAGACAGCAACTGTGCGATCACTTAGGCGCTTCAAAAAGCACTATGGCAAACAGATACTTAAGAGATAGTTTTCCGGCAGAATGGGTGATCCAGTGTGCTTTGGAAACCGGAGTTTCCCTACTGTGGCTGACAACCGGCCAGGGTGATCCGGGTTCAAATATTGATCCAAAAAAAGATATCAATTTAGTGAACTCAAGCAAAGTTAAGCCACTTTCTGAACTTGTTTCGCCGGAAATCGACAAAGCTATCCTTAGTGGTGGTTCACTCGCTGAAGGTGGTAAAGCAGTGATTGATAGCAGTCTGATTCCCTCCGGAGCAGATGACCTACTGCTTGTTAACACAGATAGCGATTCTTACCTGGTAGACCGTAGCCAAACCCTGCCAGTAAACGGCATGTGGTTAGTAGATATCGATGGAATAAAAAGCATTGTGAAATTAACACGCCTACCTGGTAACAGATTAGTTGTGCATCAAGATGAATCATCGTTTGAGTGCAGCCTTAGTGATATTGCGGTTGTAGGGCGCGCTCTAAAAATAATTAAGAGCCTTTGATATGACGATCAGAAAGCAGCCGAACGGAAAATGGTTGTGCGAGTGCTACCCAAGCGGGCGTGATGGCAAACGCGTACGCAAACAGTTTGCGACGAAAGGCGAGGCCATAGCATTTGAAAACTTCACCATGGATGAGGTGAACAAAAAACCATGGCTGGGCGAGAAGGACGATCGCCGGCAATTGTCAGAAGTGATTGAGCAATGGCATTCACTTTATGGGCAGACGCTGGCAGATCCCAAACGGCTAATGTCAAAGCTCAGCATTATTTGCCATGGCTTGGGTGATCCCATTGCCTCAGAGTTAACCGCGGGTGACTTTACGAAATATCGCGAGGCACGTTTAAAAGGTGAGGTCCGCAGCGAGGATGGCGCGCTTATGTCGCCAGTCAAACCCCGAACGGTGAATCTTGAACAACGCAACCTGTCCTCTGTGTTCGGGACTTTAAAAAAACTGGGCCACTGGTCGGCGCCCAATCCGCTCGCCGGGCTGCCTACGTTTAAAATTGCCGAGGGTGAGCTGGCGTTCCTGGCACCTGATGAAATCAAACGCCTTCTTGATGCATGCGCTGATTCGCAAAGTCCCAGCCTGCTGATGATCACAAAAATATGCCTTTCGACCGGCGCGCGCTGGAGTGAGGCGGAAAACTTGCAGGGGCATCAGGTATCCAAATACCGGATCACCTACACCAAGACCAAAGGCAAAAAAAACCGCACCGTCCCGATATCACAGGACCTGTATGACGAAATCCCAAGAAACCGGGGAAAGTTATTCACTCCATGTAGAAAAGCCTTTGAACGGGCCATAAAACGGGCAGGCATCGAACTTCCCGAAGGCCAGTGCACCCACGTCCTGCGCCATACCTTCGCCAGCCACTTTATGATGAACGGCGGAAACATCCTTGTATTGCGCGATATTCTGGGCCATGCCGATATTAAAATGACGATGATTTATGCTCATTTTGCACCTGACCATTTAGAAGATGCAGTTACAAAAAATCCTCTCAATAATCTAGGATGGGTTAGATGAAATCTGATTACAGCAATGACGACTCCATTACCAACTTTTTCGATTCATTTAAAGGTCGAAAACTTTTCAAGTTGCCTGTAGAGATTGAAGAAAACCAAAGCTTAGTAAGCGATTTCATTGAAAAATGCAAAGCAATCAAAATACACATTGAAGAACATATCAATAATTCAAATTATGAAAACTCTTCTCAATTAGAAAATTGCTTAGACGTATTTGACTCACTTGAAAGGGGGATATCACAAACTCTAGAAGCATTTCTATCAGGAGATATCAAAGCCTCATACGATAAATTCGAAAAAATGTTGGAATCGAAACATACATCTATTCACTTAACAAACATAAGTACTCGGTTGAGTGCAATTTGCAATTCAGAGACCCCTTTATACAGAGTAAGAAAATCTGATAATTACTTAACAAAAAGAGAAGAGATTTTTCACATCCCCTTCAGCCAACGTCATTTAGTTCGAAATCAAAGATATTCAGTAGCAGGACTCCCATGCTTATATTTAGGCGCATCCTTATACGTTTGCTGGAGAGAGATGAATAGGCCTGACTTTAACAAACTTTTTGTTTCTGCTTTCTATACGTCGCAAACTCATCCGGAAGAGATGATTTTGAATCTAAATATCGAGGCGCTGATTGATATCACATCAAATTTTAGAAATAAAAATCAACCGAAAAATTTCAAATTAGCATTATCACTCGTCGCTTTATGGCCTCTAATATTATCCTGCAATTATTTGAACAAACAACAAGATGCCATTTTTATTCAAGAATACGTTATTCCTAATTTGTTAATGCAGTGGATAAGTCGACAAGCTGAACATAAAATAATCGGCATTGCATACCATACAACAAAAATCGATAGTGGATACTATGGTTACAAGGGCTTGAATGTTGTATTCCCTCCCCAAATTAACCATAGCGATGTTAAGCGCCATGATTATTGCCCACATCTTGCCAAACAGTTTGTATGCACCCCTCCTTTATCATGGCAAGTTCTTAAATCCATAGAATACATTCCTGAACGCCAATCAATATCAAGCACAGAAAAACTTAGTAAATATCTAAGAAGAGGTAAAAAATGGGATATCTTAGACCAATTAGATGAGGAGATAGTGAGCGTTTATCAACTGACAGATTTTTACAAGCTAGAAGTTTGCATCCAAGACGTTCAAAATCCTGGAAGGATAAAAACCAAAAAATAGTGGCGGCACATTGGCGGCAGAGCCTTAAAACGCCATAAAACCCGACAGATACAGAAATAGATAACATAATGATTTAAAAAGTAAATGTATGTTTTTGTTAGGGTAAAAATGGTATGTAGGAATTTCGGACGCGGGTTCAACTCCCGCCAGCTCCACCACTTTTTAGTAAAATGACGTCTACTCAAGTCTACAAAGGCCGCATCCCACAAGGGTTTGCGGCCTTTTTCATGTCCAGTGAAGTCTACTGAGAATTGCTAGAAACCACTCCTTATGGCACCCTCCTATTATCCCTCGTCGATGAGGGAGTAAAAACGAGGGAGCAAAAATGCCGAAGGTAGCAACAAAACTCACTGACACAGAGATCAAAAAGGCCAAGCCCACAGAGAAAGAGTTCACACTATGGGATGGAGATGGCTTGTTCCTGCGTATCAAACCAAGTGGCAAAAAAATCTGGCACCTCGGCTATACCGTTCCTTTAACCAAGAAACGGGCCAAAATGAGTCTTGGGTTCTATCCCTACCTGACACTTGCTCAAGCAAGAGCGCTACGGGATGAATACCTCTCTTTGCTTGCACAGGGTATCGATCCCCAATCCCACAATGAGCAAAAAGCTCAAGCGCTCAAAGATGCCACTGAACACACATTCCAAACAGTGGCGAAAAAGTGGCTTGATGAAAAAATTAAAACATCAGGCATATCGCAAGATCATGCTAAGGATATCTGGCGTAGCCTTGAACGAAACATCTTTCCAACATTGGGGGATATTCCTATTAAAGAGATCCGCCCTAAGATGTTGAAACAACATCTTGACCCTATCGAGCAAAGAGGTGTTCTTGAAACTCTACGCCGTATAATTTCCCGACTGAACGAAATTTTCCGTTATGCGGCCACAGAAGAGCTTATTGAGTTCAACCCCGCAGATAATCTCACACAGCGTTTCAGCAAGCCAAAAAAGCAAAACATGCCAGCCCTGCCCCCCAGCGAGTTACCAAGGTTCATAGTGGCTTTAGCAAACGCATCTATACGCTTAGAAACACGCCTACTGATTGAATGGCAACTTCTTACATGGGTTCGCCCCGGAGAGGCTGTCCGTGCTCGTTGGACTGACATCGACGAAGAGAACCGATTCTGGAACATCCCCGCTGAGTTCATGAAGATGAAACGGCCCCACAAGGTTCCATTGAGTAAGGAAGCTATGCGTATTCTTGAATCCATGAAACCAATCAGCGGTCATCGTGAGTGGGTTTTCCCCAGCATCAAAGCTCCTCTTAGCCATATGCACGAGCAAACAGCTAACGCAGCGATAATCCGCATGGGTTTTGGCGGTGAAATGGTGGCACATGGTATGCGTTCTATTGCCAGAACTGCCGCCGAGGAATCCAGTAAGTTCAGAACAGAAGTTCTTGAAGCAGCCCTCGCTCACTCTAAAAAAGATGAAATCATTGCGGCATACAACCGTGCAGAATATTTAGCCGAGCGTGCCGAGTTAATGCAATGGTGGAGTGATTACGTCCAAATACAAAAATATAAGTCTATTGCCGCATGATAACACACAGAAATGTATACTATCTTTTAATATCGAAGTTCGGCAATCAATAATTATCAATATTTAAGGAGTTCCCTTGTTAATGGTAAAAGATGAACTTGAGGAGTTCAGTAAACTTGCGGATCAATACATCATTACATGTGATCACGCTTCTTTAGCTGCGTTAGTCGAAAGTTATACAAAACAGGATTTCACCTTTTCTCACCCCTTGTACGAAGCCCATTATCTCTACTGTTTAGGAAATTGTTATTCCAAACTCTATGAAACACGTAAAACAGAGTGGTATTCAGATGATTTGATGAAATCGGTCATCTTCTACAGAAAAGCCATACATACTCTCCCTAAAGCAAACTGGCAGGAACACGTAAATAACATTCATGCATATGATAGTCTTAGATCTATGATTGAGACAAATTTAGCTAACCGTCTTTCATCACAGGGAAGAGCACTATGCTGTATCCCTCACTATGACAAAGCTATTTCTATAGATAACAATCCCGTAGCAATTATATCAAAAGCCAATAATGAATTATTTCTTGGCAATTCACTATACGATGAAGGACATTCTGAATATCATTATTTCATTGCTTATAATCTATTAAAAAAGGGACTCGATAATTTCAAAAAACAATATCCAGAACAAAAAGAATCACTTGAAGATGGGGGGCGATTACACAATTTCCAAAAATGGTTTGAGGATAATTTTGAGATATCGTCTTTCGATTATTTCATGAAATACACTGAAAAACTCACATCAATAAAACAGAAAAAGTATTTTGAATGGTGTGCAAAAAACAAGCTTTTCCTTAATGATTTAAATGATGTTTGCGATTACCAGATTACTTACCAAGATATTTTTTCATTACCATCATTTATCCAATCTCTTAATGGTGCGCTTACAATGCATGAAGAATTATCATACCATGGTAATTATGATGAATTAAAAAATGATTACTGCTATGCGCGGTATTTAATATACTCCTCAAAGGATATACCGGACGATGCGCCTCATATATTCAACTCAACTTTTCAACACGTTGAAGATATGACTTACTCAATTAACAATTTAAAGGTTGCCCAATACAAATCAGCATTCAGAATAATATATTCACTTTTTGACAAAATAGCATACCTAATTAGCCATTTTTTTGATTTAAATGACTTAAAGCATGACAGAAAAATAAGCATCGACAATTTATTTCGCGACTTCACAGGCAAGAATAATGAATGGAAGCCCCATAAAAAACTTAAGGATAGTGATAATCCTTTTATCCATGCTTTATTCTATATATTAAAAGATATCCGCAAAGTTGGTAGCTCTGATTCAGTATCAAAATGGTTAGATCCAAATGCTGTAGCATTTGCTGAAATCAGAAATGCTATGGAACATCGTTCATTGAAAATTGTTGATGATTTTGGCTATGAACTCGCAACATCACATAATACTTACAATGATGAAGAATTTACAAAATTGCAAAGAGAGGTCAATACGATACCAGATGAAATTAGAGAAATTGAATTAAAGATAAAAAAAACAAATGAAGACAATGACCCTCACTTATCTAAACAGCTTAAAGAAAAGATTAACAAACTAAATACTAAGCATTCAGACTTAAAAGCAAAAATCCATGAAAAAGAAAAACTATCATCACATTGTCTTTTAGTGCCAATAAGCCAATTCGAATCAAGAATTATGCAACTCATAGGCTTAGCTCGTAACTCAATAATGTATCTATCATTAGCTATCCATTTTGAAGAGCGAAAACGCCCAAACGACGGTATTTACATGCAAAGAGAAGTACCACTCAAGCATAATTTATGATTGTACTAAGAACATTTCAGCAGATCTAAACATATGCTTTTTCATGTAAGGCCGTGATAAAAAGGTCTAATAGGTGGAGTGTTTCACTACGTGAATCACCCACCAATAAAAATTCTTTATCTATGTGTCATCAAGAACAATAGCGGAACCCTTAAAAGGGAACCCCCGCCATTCTTCTTGACGTCCTAAATATAGGAGTTGTTATTTTTCTCTATTGGAGAGATTGCGGCGTTCCATGAATAACTTATAACGTTCGTCAGCTTCTTTTTGAAATTTTTCAGCGTCAAATGTGTCAGTTTCTATTTTTATTTTTTGTTTAACTGCTTCATCTAATATTTTATTTTCTTTCAGCCTCTCCTTTTCATTTAATATTAGCTTGTAGTATTTCATCTTAATATTAAAACTTGCTTTGACAAACTCGTTAGCATCAAAATCTATATTGTATTTTTTAAGAAGTTTTAATATATAATCTATAGCCATTTTTTTCACTTCCTTTTTTATTTTTTCTTCATGCGCATCTTTTTTTATACTCCCACTTTTTAACCATTGCTTAAACTTATAGCTGTTATAATGCTGCCACTGATATATTTCAGACGCATATATAACCGACAACATACAAGCAATAAAAAATATGACCATAAAAACCATACATATTAAATAAAACATATCAGCCCCCGCCTTTCTTTCTATACTGCTCTTTTATTAGTGCTATGTGATATTTTTTTGCATTGTTTATACTAACGTCTGCTGAATTTTTAGCAGAACGAAAAGCACTAGAAACAACAGAGGCAATGATAGCAACTAAAAAAGCACAAATAAAAAAACCCATCGCGGCAGGAATGAGACTACCGCCGCCATCGTCTACCGCAGGTTTTGCTTTTGCTATTAAACCTAATATATTCATATATTTTTCTCCTCAATAGTTTTAATCGCTGTTTCTATTCTTTGTTTTACAAAGTCTCTAAACACAAAACCTATTATTCTCGCATCCTCCCCCATGTCTAACTCATCTTTTTTATTAAAATATAAATCAGCGCTCAATAGTTCTTCACTTTGAATATCTAACATTTTGCTAGCAAGTGATATTCTAATAATATTTAATATCTCTAAATCTAAACTTGCTCTATCGTGCTTATTTAAAAGCTGGAGCGGGTGAAAATCTTTTTTTCTTTTCATTTCTTGCATGTCATTATCAAAATCTATCATTAAAAAGTGTAAGCAAGTAAAAGACGTATCATAGAAGTTCAGGCGGTTAATCATGTCCGCCGTTCCCTCGCGTGGAGGGTTCGGGTTAGGTCTTAAGTTATTCATCCGTCTTACTCCTTTTTTTATTATTTTTTAGTTTCCATTCGTTAAGCCTCTTATCCCCTTCAGCTCTCAAATACTCGCGCTGATCGTATATTCTTTTTAATACCATATGATTAGTTAAAGCCCCGACCAATAGCGATAAATCATTAGTAAAATCTAACTCGTCAGATACTTCTTTGCTATTTTCTCTAACTATTCTTATTAACTCAGCACCAATTTTTATTTTACGTGCTGTATCTTCTTTTCTTTTTTCAGCTTTCATTTCTTGCTCCAACCTATTTAGTAAGTTTGCTTTTTGTTCAAGTTCTTTTTTTACTTTATTATATTTATCAATATTAAATGCCATTTTTAAAACCTCTCTTTTCTTTTATCATAATAAAAAGCGCAATCAATCCAGCTATAAACAAAATCGGCAGCGTAAAAATAAACCCTAGCAATAAAACAACGGTAAACCCAAAAACGCCGGACATTTCGTATAAATGACCAAAAAACGAACTTTCATTTTTATACTCAATCATTTTCTGTAAAACAGATTTTTTTTCTTGCTCTTGTTCTCTTAAATAATCCTCTATATATTCGTCATCTTCACAACTCAAAGGAATTTCTATAGTGTCATCATTTAAATACTCATTATCATCATAGTCGTAATCATTATTATAATTTCCAATCATTCCAGATCTCCCCCTAACGTGTCATAAACAACAGTAAAATCGCTTTCATGAGAAAAAAGATTGTAAGTTATAAATAAGCTTGTTCTACATATAACATCAGTATTTTCATCTTGTAGTTTTTTTATAATCAATCGAACGAGTTCAGACGCTGCCACTTCTATTTTTTTATCAATATCATTCATATTCCACCTCTTTTATTTTTATGTTTTTCTGATATATATATTTTAAGTAATATATTTATTTATTAAAGTAAAGCGCGATATATGTATTTTCATTTCCAGAGCGCGATTTTATAGATAAAAGGTTTACGTGTAGCGGCTATTTTAGTTTTGCTAAAAACTACAATAGCGCACTTATACATTCTTCGAATGTGCGCGCCCCATAAATGGGGATTTACTAACGCATAAAGATAAAAAGTAATATTCGCTTTATGCTCAATATTACTTAATCGCTTTTTAAAAAAGCAAATATATTTTGCTTGTTTTAAAAAGTATGTGCTTTCAATATCAGGAGATAGAAACAATGGCAATATTTCATATGAGCGCTCAAACAATAACACGCAGTAAGGGGCATAGTAGCGTAGCTGCGGCAGCTTATCGCCACGGCGAAAAGTTAACGGACGAACACACAGGAGAGATCCACGACTACAGCAAAAAGAAAGGTATTTCAGACAGTGTGATATTAATACCTGAAAGCGCAGACCGTAATTTTTTAAAGCCTGCATATTTATGGAACACGATAGAAAAAAGCGAAAAAAGAAAAGATGCGCAGTTAGCACGCGAGTTTAATATTGCGCTTCCTGTCGAAATGACAGACGAACAAAAAAAGGCGTTAGCAATAGATTTTTGCCAAGAGCATTTTGTAAAAAATGGAATGATAGCTGATATAGCTTTTCACAAGCTCGATAGCGACAACCCACATTTCCACGTAATGCTAACTACTCGCCGCCTTACTCCTGACGGTGCAGGGTTCGGGCAAAAGGTCAGAGAATGGAACAGCAAAGAGCAGCTACAAAAATGGCGCAAGAGCTGGGCAGACACAGCGAACGAGCACATGCAAAAGGCTGGCATCGATGCGCGTATTGATCATCGTTCACTGAAAGAACAAAAAGCAGAGCTTGACGCTATCCTCCCCCCTATCAGAACGGTTGAGCAAGAGGCGCAGACTATCAGCTTAGACAGACCGCCGACTATCCATAGAGGCCATAGCCGCAATCCAGAGCGACAAGCAAGATTTCACGTGCTACAAGAAGTGAAAGTATCACAAGAGGCAAAAGCACTTAACCACATTGAACAGAAACAGCTTAAGCCCTCGCCGCTGGCTCCTGCTTCCTCCTCTGCCGCATCTTTGCCAGATGCTACACAGGGAGGCAATGAAAACAACCCACAAAATAAACTCGGCGGAGTTGGCGAATATCTTCAATCTAAACTCAATAAGGAAGATAAAGCAGATCTTAATGCTGATAATGAAATCAAATCCCCTACGTCTAAAGATACTAAAAATAATAATAAAAGCAGTTCAGCAGCAGCTACAGGTTCAACATCAAATATTAATTTGATAGATGAGAAAATAGATAAGAACCTACACTTAACAGAAGCACAAAAAGAAGAGTTAGAGGATTTAGAAAATAAAGAAGCCGCAGCTAAGAAAAAAGCTTATCTGATGGGTGGCACTGCCGTCCCTGAACTTTCTCAAGATAACAAAACACAGTCAAAAAGTGAGTTTAAAAATAAATTTCATACAGCTAAACAAACAATATCATTAACTGAACAGAGATTTAATGAAGAACGTGAAGCATATGAGAACAGAAGAAACCGACCAATACAGCGCTAAGTATTTTGCTCATTTTTTATCCCCAATGAATGACTCAGCGTTATATTTAATTTAACCAATTGATAGTATTGGTTTATTTTCACCTAACGTCGTATCGTTTATATCGATCAAAATCGATCAAATGATAGCTTTTAACTATCATAAAAAAATTATCGATCGATTAAAGCAATTGAAACACCGATCGATAAACCAATTTTAATCGTTAAAAACTATCAATATTAAGTAATTGATCTGCAATATCGATCATTTTACTTGAGAGTAGCCCTCCTCATGGTATGCTCGGAGCGTGGAAGGCCGGGCGAATCACCTTGGTATCTTCATGATTAAGCTAAAAACTATCGCTCTATGAGGAATGAAATTTTATGAAAACCGAAAACATTATTTTTCTTTTTTGGGCAGTGATTTTTATCCTGATTCTCTGCCAGTTTTTTTACTTTGGCCCTAAGAAAAGAAGGCATCTCAATACTTACACAGAGATGTTAGATGGTGATATTCTCTCATATGAATGCCAAAACACCGGTATAGTCATTAATACTAAAAAACGCACAGTACGTATTTTCAATGCAGATAAAGATAGCACTTTCGAATACGGCAGCATCAGGGAAATAAATTATACGCTATCCGAAGCCGGAAAAATTTATAGCACAGGTAATAATCTAAACTCTATGATAAAGTCCGCTGGAGCTAACAGTAATGAACAAATGTTAGCTAATCAGCGTTCCGGTATTTTTATACTGACAGATGATATAAAAAATCCTTCATGGAAAATCAATCTACCAATGAAAAACAAAACATCATCGACCAATCAGGAGATCTGCGATCGCTGGCTTCTCATTTTTAATAAATACGTTTTATAACCTTGTTGTGTTTTATTATTTATATTTGGAGTTGATATGAAAAGATTGATTGCGGCAGCATTTATTATTCTTCCTTTGGCGAGTTGTACCGTTTATGGAAACAAATCCATTAAAGACGAAACACAGGAGAACATAGCCTCTAAGATTATCAAGGGTAAAACTACTCAACAAGATATCCTTCGTTTTTATGGGGAGCCTCAGACTAAAGAAACTAACGATGGTAAAGAAATGTGGGGGTATTCCGTTATGTCCGGTGAATCTCAGATTTCAAATTACATACCGGGATTAGCATTATTAAAGAACAGCAGCACAGCGCACATGAAAGATCTTGAGATCTGGTTTAAAGGTGATGTTGTTGAACGCTATACCTTTAGACAAACGGCAAGTAAAACTTCTCGCGGATTGTTAGATTAATCTAAATCCAATACCATTTTATCTATAAAAGAAGTTGGTGTAATCCGACTTCTTTTATATTTTATCCATGATCTGACATTACTTATATTTATATTAGTGCTTCATGAAATGGCACTTTGATTTTTATATTTTCATCTGGTCTTTTATCTTTATTTTTATTAAAAATTTGTACTAGTAGTACTAATTAATTAATTTAAAAGTTTTTGGTTTTAAGGTTTTGGGGTTTGTGTTTTAGCGGGGCGGCTTTCAGCCGTAGTAGTTTTCCTCCGAAGGAGGAAATAGTTTTTCTTTAAGCATTCCCCCCCTACCCCCCACGCCAAAAAGGCTGAAATAGAGAGATAGGAGATGCTCATTGCGCCTTGAAAATATTCAGAACGTTTCCATTCTGATACTTCCCCCACGACCCACGCAAACACAAATCATGAAACTTTCAAACAACTCTCGTTTTACTAAAGAGTCTATACTACTGTTTGTAAATTTTTTAGATTGTGCGATTCAGGTTGGCAGCTACGCATATCCCGGTTAACCGCTGCCGCAATATTCTAAGTTTCACCAAACACTCGATGTCCTTCGTACTTAGACCTTGATACAACAAGGGTAATATTATATTGCTTTTGTAGATTAAATGTTTCTGGAAATGGTATTGACATTTTATCTATGTCAAAGTCGGCGAAACTTGTTTAATCATGCAGATTAGAGGCTTCTGGAAGTGGTATTTAACATTAGTTAAAAGTCGACGAAGCATTTCTAATCTTTTGTATCTTTATATTATATAAATCTATATATAACATCAGTCAATAGATAAAATCAAAAATATTTTAAAAACATGATTAGATGAAAAACAAAAAAAGACCAGATTAAACCCCAGTCTCTGTTTTACTTAATATCAGTTATGTTTTTCATATATAGTCCTAAAACGCTCTGTACGCGATTTTGAGACGTTTTACACTGGAAGCGGTGTAATCATATAAATAATAAAATAGAATACTGTAATGATTTTTACGCCGCTTGATTACGCGAATAAAAAATCTTTTCATCAATCCATTCGTCAACTTCACTTTCAACAAATGCGATAGTTCTTTCACCAGTCTTGATCGGAGAAGGGAAATCACCCCGGCTAATCAGCCGATAGATCCACGCTTTACAAAAACCAGTCTTGTTTAACACTTCGGGTAAGCGGATAAGTCTTTTTCTTTCGTTCATATATTTCCTCATAGTTGTTTTGATGAGGCTATTATTCGAATATCGCTTATGACGATCAACAACTTTTTTAGCAAAAAGTGCTTTTTTAGTTGACTATTTTAAATTAACAGTCACTAATTCACCTTCGGAAGTTGAACTCATGAGTTCAACTCCTCACCGCTAGTCATGACATTCAAAATGTGCTTATTTTTCAGCCACAATACTTTTTTTATCCCTTCATTGCACCTCAACGTAAAACACAAATAATTAATATATTTAATAATCAAATGATTAAACAGTAGATTACAGGGACGCCAGCCCAAATGATGATCCGGATACGTCCGGTGAAGTACAGAAAGCCCGCACGGCACAAGCCCTGCGGGCTTTTTTACATCTATTGCCGCCTGGTGAGGATTGCTGAGAGCCTCACGGGCATTGACGTCAAATGACGCAATGGGTGACAGGGCAAAACGCCAAAAGTCTCACCAATAACTCCCGAAAGAATTGGAATACGAGAGTCAAAGAAAATAGAACACTCACTGAGAGTCCTGCCTGGCTGGGGCAAAGCTCGCAGTCAGACTGTCGAGCATAAAGATAAGCAGTTGCCCGTGAGACGCCAGGATGTTGGGCTACGGTATCCATAGATTTACGAAGATTCAGCAGACCTTCTTTGCGAAGCTTAATGATCAATTCTTTTCTGTCAGCTGCTTTAAGCGTCCTGGCCGTAGTGGCACGAGCAGCGGCGAAACTATCTATGCGCTGTCGAATGGTCTCTGTTCCTCCAGGATCAATATTTTCTCACGGAATTTTTTATTACCGTATGCGTTATTCAGCGTAGTCCGAAGACGTGATCCTGCTCACCCAGTCAAACATAACTTGCATATGATTGCCATTGGATGTCCTCACACCAACCTGACACGCATTTACGCCTGTCGTTTTGCCAGTCAAAACCTGTCCATACTTCATATAGATTTTGATACCGACTCCCTGTTTATAGCACTTATTGCAAATCGAGAAATAATCTCTTCTTGATGGAGTATCTTGCTGAAGATTAAATTCGTCAGCCGGCACCAGCGAAAGATTAAAAGCGTCATTACCTGATAATTCTTCAAGAATTGCCAGAGACTCTAATTTAACTTCAATGCGCTTATTTCCTTTAGGTTTATCCGAAGCCAGAATCAAATTTTCCCTCGGATTAAACTTCGCAATGTAGCCTGTGATTATCCGGGCATTATTACTCACCAATCGAACAGGGATATCATTAAAACGTAGAAATTGAACTCGACGAGCAAGCATAGAATAATCCCGCGGCCATATTTCAGCCTCTCGCCCGTAGGAAATATCATTTACAGCTATACATTCCATAAAGATATATTCATCTATGCTGAATGAAAAAGCCCCGAATTCACGGGGCTGAATAAAACGAAATAAATTAACGTAACAGAGACAGCACGTTCTGCGGGACCTGGTTAGCCTGTGCCAGAACGGAAGTACCGGCCTGCTGCAGGATCTGCGCGCGAGACATGTTGGAAACTTCGGTCGCATAGTCAGAATCTTCGATACGGCTACGCGCTTCAGACAGGTTGTTTACGGTATTGCCCAGGTTGGTGATAGCGGAGTTAAAACGGTTCTGTACCGCACCCAGGTCAGAACGCAGCGCATCCACCTGCGCCAGCGCGGCATCAATTTTCTGCAGCGGGTTTTCGGTAGTTTTAGCGGCTGCTTCAGCCAGCTCTGGCTGTGCTTTAAAATCATGACCAGCGGCTTTGCTGGCATTATAGGTTTTACCGTCGATAGTAACGACTTCGGTTTTACCGTCTACGCCACCCAGTTGGTTAGCCGCTGTTTTGGTAGTGCCGTCAGCAGCAATATAACTTGTGGTTTTAGCTTTAATTGCTCCTGTCGCTTCATCGTAATCTGCGGCGTAATACTTATCGCCAGCTTTAAGCGCATAACCGCCTTCAATTGTCTTACCATTTTTATCGGTATAAGACATTTTGACCAACTCAGCGCCATTAGCATCGGCAGTGTCAACGCCGCCAGCGATTAAGGCATTTTTAGCATCTGCTGAAACAACTGCTGGTGTATCTTTTAACTCCTGTACTTCTGTTTTAGTTGCCGCACCAGCAGGCATTGTGGTTTTAGTTGCACCCGTAGCAAGTGTAACTTTACCGTCAGTAGCAACGTTAACTTCATAATCGCCATTTTTGGCGGCATCAGCACCAGTAAAGCCACCAATAGTAACAAAGTACTTATTATTATCTGCGTCAAATTTAACTGTACCACCCGTTACAGCAGCCGTACCAGTCGTACCACCAATGGCTGCTTTGATGGCCGCATCATCAAGGCCTGAGGCATCCAGTGTAGTACCATTATCGGCATAAGCTTTCGTTGTTACTGCTGTATCTTTCACATCATACGCTTTCTGCACGTTCAGTGAATCCAGGCCCAGGGTCTGAGAGTTGATCTGCTTCAGATCGATATCGATAGTTTCACCGTCGTTGGCACCGACCTGGATGGTCAGGGTGTTGTCCTGCGCCAGGACTTTCACGCCGTTGAACTGAGTCTGACCGGATACACGGTCGATTTCGTTCAGGCGCTGGGTGATTTCAGCCTGGATGGAGTCGAGGTCAGACTGGGAGTTGGTGCTGTTAGCAGACTGAACCGCCAGTTCACGCACACGCTGCAGGTTGTTGTTGATTTCGTTCAGCGCGCCTTCAGTGGTCTGCGCAATGGAGATACCGTCGTTAGCGTTACGGGAAGCCTGAGTCAGACCTTTGATGTTCGCGGTAAAACGGTTAGCAATCGCCTGACCTGCCGCATCGTCTTTCGCGCTGTTGATACGCAGACCAGAAGACAGACGCTCGATAGCGGTGCCCAGTGCGGACTGGGATTTGTTCAGGTTATTCTGGGTCAGCAGCGACAGACTGTTAGTGTTGATTACTTGTGCCATAAAATTTTCCTTTTGSAAGGTTTTTGATAACCAATGTTATGCCAGGCTTACCTGTGTCATCCAGGTTATCGACACTTAAGGCATAAACTTTACTACTTTTTCTATCCGTAAATGCTTACATCTAACAGTTTGATTAAAAAGCCTTTCTATGTGAACACTGCGTCTGGTAGTGTTTTGAGCGATGTCGTCTATAGCTGGATATAACATAGGCTTTATCGTGAGTGTGTTATACTATATATGTTAATGCGTTGAATTTTTTCTCTTTTTTATTAGATGCTGTCTTTTTCGTATACCCTTTCGGTTTATTCATGCCATACGTCTGTATTACAAAAATGTTATATCCATCCTGTTGTAATTTTTATTTTAATTCATTCGTTTTTTTATACGATTTGCCGGAAAGTATCTGTATAAGGTGGATACGCCAATACCAAAAATAATAGCTAATTGCTGCCGAGGATGGCCTTTCTCTAATAGCCGGCTAATCTGTTCCTGTTCATGTCTATTGATCGCCCGAGGGCGCCCTCCCAGTCGTCCTTGCGCTCTGGCGGCAGCCAGTCCGGCAAGGGTTCGCTCGACAATTAATTCTCGCTCCATCTCGGCCAGTGCTGACATTACATGAAAAAAGAATCGCCCCATCGCGCTACTGGTATCAATACTATCGGTTAAAGAATGGAAGTGAGCTCCACGTTCATGTAATTCTGATATTAACGCCACCAGGTTTTTCACGCTGCGGCCCAGTCTGTCTAATTTCCAGACGACAAGAGTATCGCCTTTATTTACATACTTTAACGCTCGTTTCAGGCCGGGGCGGTTTGCAATCTTGCCACTGATACGGTCCTCAAAAATGCGGTCACAATTTGCACTAGTAAGCGCATTACGCTGTAAATCGATATTTTGGTCAATTGTTGACACCCGAATATACCCAATAGTAGCCAT